GATCAACATCTTCTCCGGTTTCGGCATTAGATACAGCTTCAATTTCTAATCCCATCTTTTTAGCATGGGCAAAATCCCATTTCATCTCAGTAATGATAAACACAGGTAACACTCCAAGTTGTTGAGCAGAAACTGCTGCTTCAATCATTAGTGTAGTTTTTCCTGTATCAGATCCTCCTCTAGCTATAGTTACTTGTCCCATTGGCACTCCCGGGATAGAGAGTGCTTCGGCTACTGCATGTGAGAATGGGATCCATCTTTGTTTTTTAAACTTTGATGATTCTGATAGATTTTTAGATTTTTTGAATGAATCTAAATCAAATCCTTTGTTAGAAGATGACCTGATGGCAACAGATGCTGCATCATTTATAGTGTTTCTTTTGGCCATAATTATTCTTTATCAAATAAATCTTCGAACTTGTCAGCTTTTGGTTGTTTTGTTTGTAGTGTGTATGGAGATGCTTTTTCTTCTTTCTTTTCCCAAGGTAAGTCTCCCATACCTGGTGTTTCATCTTCATCATCAGTAGTAGAAGCAATAGGAGTATTGTCTTCTTCTTCTTCAGGATTAGCCCACTTTTCAAAAATTTCTTTTAAGCTTTCGTAAGTGTGTTTTTTATTGATAGCAAAGATATCAGGTTGTTCATCTAAGTATGAACGTAATGCTACTGCATCTTCTGTAATAGGTGTAGTTTTTACTCTTGGTGTAAGAATACATTTTACTACTTTACGACCTGCTACTGTATCGTCTGTTCCTTCTACAATGAAGTCACGTCCATCTTGAATATCGGTAAAATCACCGTAATCTTCATTCATAGCAATGTTCATTAATTGAGTGTAAATTTCTTTACCGAACTCCCATAAACGAACTCCTTTGTCTTCTTCACCTCTTACGATAACAGGTGCAAATACTCTCATTTTAGGAGTAATTTTCTTAGCCATTTGCCAATGGTCTGGGTTGTCTGATTTACGAAGTTTTTGTGCTGCTTCTGCAATAGGATCAGCTTCACCCCAATTAGTCAATGCTAAAATTGGACCTTTAGTGTACCCATAATGGAAATAAACCTCACGGAAAGGAGTAGATTTATTAAATTTAGAAGGCACAATACGAATTTGATGTTTTCCTACTTTAGGTTTCCAAAAAATCTTTGTGTAGTCAGTTTTTTCCTTAGATTGTCCTTTGTTGTTAAAGGACTCTAATGTTTGTTTAATTAAAGATAAATCCATAACGTTTTAAAATTTGTTTATAACTTGTTTTGTGTAAATATAAAAAAGAAAGTTGGGGAATCCAAATTATAGTTTGACTATATTATGAATTTTTGTATGTACTTTTCTTAATCCCCCTTCTTGTGTAAGTAAGATAACATTCTGATGGTCTAACCAATTTACTTTATAATTAGTATCTAATACACCTCCGTTCAATTCTTTAATTAAAGCGTTAAGAGCATTGATTGTGTATAAAGTATTTGATTCTTTTTTACGATGTAATAAAATCGTACTAGGCAATGCGTTTTTAGAGCTAGTATTAATTACATCTATATTATAGGTTAATATAAATTCATCAGTATCCGGAGATTCTAATACAAATATTTTGTTATATAGAATTGAGTACTTATGTGTAAGCGTGTGTAAAGTTTCGTCTAGTTTATCTTGTGCAACAAATGTGCAAAAAAGTTTATTTCCTACCATGTCATTTATAATGATGTCATTAAATTCATAACTGGTGATAAATATCGGGTTGTCTGTCATAACCATTGGGTATCTTATGTTAATTCGTTATAGTTGTTTCCTATTTTTACTTTAGTTGGGTACTTAAATTTAGATATTATTTCTTTAATTTGTGGTATTTCGTCTTTAACGGCGTCTATTAATATAGAATCGTACGTGTATAACACAATTCTTGATTTCAATACTCTAAAATCATTAAATAAATTAAATAATTGTTCAACATTTTGTGATGTTTCGAAATTTTGTATAAGATAATTTAATATTTTTTGAGGATTAGGATTTTCAATGTCTTTTAAACGAAATATTTTTCCTGATGGCGCCGTAATTGAACCCCCGTATTGTATTTCATCCCAAAGATTATCTGTAAACATGTGTACATTCTTAAAGAATGGTCTTTGTTGTAATTCATATCTTATACCACCATATAAATTTTGGAATGTTGTTTCTTTAACTTTTGGTATGTCTTCAGTTTGTAATATTTCTGCTATTTGAGCATAAACATTTGTTTCTTTATCGAATTCATATCCTGTTAAAGTCCCTAACAATCGTGGATGGTAACCATTAAAATCAAACTCTAAATATACATCATTATTAGGAATATAACAAGTTCTTTCACCATTTTCTTTATTTAAAGCAGCATAATTTATGTTGTTAAATGAATTAGAAGGACGACCTGTTAATGTATATAAATTGTATTGAGTATAAGCTCTTCCTTTACTAATTGAAAATTGAGGTGTGTTATGATCTTTATGATATTTAATAAAGCATTCTTTATCTAACCTTATGCCTTCTTTTTCTATTTTAAAGAACACAGTAGTTAATTTATGTAAATACTCAGTATTTTTAATCATATAATTCTGTAGTAATTCGTATAAATTCTCACAATATTCATAATGTTTAGATATAGGAATTAAAGTATTTATATTTTTTAATTCTCCGTATCGTGTATATAAATCTGAATTTATGTTAGGGATACAAGATGATAAGTCTGGTTTGGTTCCATGTTTATCTATGTAATTGAATGTTATATCATTTATTTTTCCTCCTAAAAAATATTTGGTGTGTTTAGCATCTATGGCATATAATTCTTTTTCCGATAAGAATTTTTTAAGAGATTGCCATTTTAAACCTAATGACTCTGTATGATTTATACAAAATATATATCCTTTATCATCAAATGGTTTAACATATATTAATGATACTTCAGATATAGCAGGATGATAATTGTCATTGTTCGTTATAATATGAACAAAACATTTATCAAAAGACGGTAAGTGAGGTAATTGATCTTCTTTTTCAATTATATAAAACATAACCTTATTTATTTTGTTCGCTAAATATACGAATAAAATTTTAGGTACCCAAGAAAGCTGCCAATCCAGGCATTTGTTTATTTACCTCTTCTAAAGTTTGAGTATTTTTATTATATGATATTACTTGATAATTATTACTTAATTTACCTGCTAATTGATCATATGCTTTTTTATCAATTTCTTTAATTAAATTATTAGATGAAGTTAAATCTTTATAAAAGTAACGAACTGGGGAAGCAGTTGAAGGTGAATTTTTATTACCAGAAAGTATAACCCCTGCAGCAGAAATAGCTGCTAGAGTTGGAATGGAACCAGCTGATGCTACAGCGCTAGGGTTTATGGGTAGAGTATATCGTTCTAAAAGTTGTGAACTTTCTATATATTCTTTCCCACTATAGTACTTAGAACCATTTATTACTGAGTATGATCCAATGTATGGTTTTTTAGTATTAGGAAAACGTAACAAGATATTTTTCCCAAAACCGGTTCCATTAGTATATTGATTTTCTACTATTTTGCTTTTTGGTATTGGTCTCATATTTTATGATTGTATAAATGCTCTAACAGCGTCTAAATTTATTACTTTTTTTCCATTTACAAATACATTACTATATTTAGCTATACCTGGGTTTTGTTCTGCTAATTTATGTTGGAAACTTATAGAATTATCACTTCCTACTATATAAGTACTAGGTTTTCCTATAGCAGCAGGATAGAATGTTGCTACATAAAGATCAGTAAGTGTTCTAGGTTTGTCAGATCTAAATCCTAATGATTTGTAATAAGATTCAACAACATCTAGTTGTTGATCTCTTGTCATTTGACTTAAGTTAGATAAAGTATATTGTTTACCACTAATAGTTTTAATAGATCCTCTAGCTACATCAGGACAGAATTGAATTAAACCTACACATCCTATTGAATTAGTAGTAGAAGGATCTAAAGTTCCTGCTGTTTCTTTATACATTACTGTTAACAAATCAGATTCACTAACTCCTATGTTTTGTGCTACTGATTTTAATTTATTTGCAAAATTTGGTTCGTTTTTAACAGCTTCAAGATAAGCTTCAGTTTGGTTTGAATAAATAGCACCAATTCCTCTCCCTCCTACTCTAATTATAGTAGCATCTCCGGGGTATTGATCATTATTCCATTGTTTCCAAACTTCACTTCCTGTAGATTGTTCAAATATTATTGGGTAAGCACTTATTTGTGTAGTCCAATCATTATCAGATATAGTATGTCCTAATCTTGTAACAATATATGCTAATTTTCTACCAGATACACCTCTATATCCTTTAGGTACAATATCTTCATTAATTTTAAATAAATTTCCTATAATTATACCTCCGATACCATCTAAGGTAACTTGTAATTCTGTTGGTATAATTGTTTTAAATCTATTACTTCCTACATTTTCTTTATCTAAATGTGATAAAAAATCTCTAAAAGAAAAATTTAAACCACCGTACACTAAATTAAGATCATCTTCAGAAGATCCATCTGAGATGGTTTTAAAGTATTTCCACATTTGAGTTAAAAATGGTAGTATATAAGTTGTTGCTTCATTTGGTTTATCTAATAAATCATTTTTACTAGTTAATTTTTTAGGAATTAATCTGTCAGAAATACCTTGATTCCAAGCAACTAATGTAGCATTATCATATCCTAACGTACCAATACCAGCAGGATCTTGAGCACTAATAGCTATAATTGATCCCATTTCTGGAAATATTTTGGATTGAAAATTGTATTGTCTTACACATGAGCTTAGGTTGTGCATTTGTAATGTAAATAATTCATCTTTTACATTTAAAGGATCTTGAGTAGAATTAATATCTATTATTCTTCCTATAGAATTTCTATCATCTACTTGAAGATCAAATGTATTTAAGTTACCAATACTATTTTGAACATCTCTTAATATTTCTTGTAAATAATCTCTAAGAGAAATAACATTCTTAGTTTGATTATCATTAGCTGCTAAATTTCTAGATATGGCTTTATCATAAAGATATTCTAAATTAATATATATATTTCCTGTAATTCCAAGTTGTTTTTCATTAATTCCTTTTACATCTACTAAAAATTGTTTAGAGGCTTCACTTTTTCCAGCTTGTTCTGCTTGTTCTGCTATTTGTTGAGCTACTTCTGGTAAAAGTCTATTTACTAATTCTTGTAATTGATCTGATAGAGGAACGGCTTTTATTATTTGAGTTAAATTCTTTTGTGCGTCTTCTCTAGTCCATTTTGTTCCTGTGTTGTCAATAAATACAGTGTTATTAATAAAAGTATCTTCTGTAAAAATTAATTCTATATTTTCTCTTTGTCTTACAAAACCATCTTTATTATATGTTCCTTGAGGTGTATTATAAGCATAATCAAATAAACTTCCTACTTTAAACGCATCAGAATATTGTTCTAAATCTACTTGAGCGGTACCAGTAATTACTGAGTTTGTAAAAGATTGTCCTCCTTCAAAAACATAACGTAATAACTCGTCTCCATTTGCATTTTTTTCTAATTTTACATTAGTTATAGCTTTAATAAAATCATCAGCTAATGTCCTAAAATCTTCTGTTAAATTACCATTATATCTATAAGTTATAGTATCTTTTGTAAGAGAGGTAATAAGACTAAAAGCAACTCCGGGGTTAGTTAAAGTTAATGTATTTGCGGCCGCTGTTGCCTCTAGTAAAGAAGTTCCTGGTTTTACTGTTTTTCTGATTTTTTTTACAAATCTATTGTAAACATTATTTTCATAATCTCCTGTATTAAATTCTCGTCCTAATCGTTTAGCTTCTAAAGCTACTTTTATATCAGGAGATACATTTACATTAGATACAGGTTGTTCATTTGTTGGAGTTTGTATTTCTAAACTTTCCCAATTAGGGTTTTCAACATAACATACTCCTAAATTTGTAGATAATGATAAAGGACTAGCAATACATTTAAGAGGAACATTAGTTAAAGTACCATTAGGAGCTTGCTCGTTAGTAGTAATTTGAACTAAAGGATTATCTTCTTTAGAGCCATCTTTTAATAGAACATGTTTATTTATTAAATCACAAAAACTTTGTAATGTTATATAATGCTCATAACTTGTTTCTCCTGTACTTAAATTTTTAGCTAGACCTCCTCTATTATTCTTTTTAGCACTACCTACTTTTTTTCGAAAAACATCATAAGATATATCATTATCAGGTACTTTAAAGTTAGCACCTATAACTCCTGTATTGCTTCCTGGTTTTACATACTGGTAGATTTCACGGATCAATCCAGGGATTATACCTTGTTTATAAGATTCTGGTATTAGTGGTGAGCTTGTTAGTCCTAGTAATCCTTTACCGCCTCTATCAAATGCTTTAGTATTAATAGGAACCCAGTTACATTTTAATGATTCTAATACTTCTCCTAAAGATATAATAGATGTAGTACAATCATATCCACCATCATCACGAGCTGACCAGCTATAATTTTTTACATATCCTAATAAAGCACTGTAGCTTCCTTTACTTTTTTCTATTAGGGCATGTATATCTTTAAAAGCATCATTTAATACTAAAGGTATTTTTGTAGGAGTTAATATATTATATCGAGGTAATACACCATTTGCTTTAGCATAATCCCATCCCATTTCAAACAATACAGTATATCCTGGGCGCATATAAAGTAGTTCTAGTTCCTCTAATTGTTTAATATCCCAACAAACAAATGATACTGTTGCTTCTTGAAGGGAACCGTAAGCACCTTTAGATTGAATAGAAACATTAGTAATACCAGGCATAGGTTTTATACCTAATCTATTTGTAGCACCTCCAGCAGTTTTATTACTATATGTATTAGAAGCACCGCCTAATCCCGATTTTAACGCGAAAATATCGGTTACTTTATCGCCTTTAGTAGCCGTGGCGACGTTTAAGATACCGCCTTGTAAAACGTAATTTTTCGCTAAATTATTACTACCATTAACATTAACTCCAGACGTCATCCTTACCCAAGCTGATCTTGAGTTTAATTGATGGATAAAGTTAGGGTTACGAGTAAGCATACCCGCTTGTCTTCGATTTAGTTCTTCTTTAACAAAAGGCTCAAACGTTTCTCTAAATATAGACATAACTTATTAATTTGTGTTATTAAAACTACTTAATACTTCATTTATATCAATAGGAATTCTAAGTTGTGTACCAGGTTCAGGAAACATAGAACCAAATGTAACTCCATTATTTACTCCCGATATAACCCACCATAACGAAGCATCATTATAATATGAAAAAGCAAGTAAATCTAATCTATCTCCTACTGTAGTAATAACATATATATCACTTTCTGAGGGTGGTATAGGTGGAAATTTTTTTGCTTTGTAATACTGTTTCCCAGCACCAAATGGTGAATTAATATTTGTAGTTAATATGTCTGAATTATCGTATATCATAATTTATGAATATATTAATTGGTTGGTAGTTTTCCAACAGGAAGTATACCTAAATTTTTAATATTACCTACCGTAGAAGTATTGTACATAGATGTCAACCACGGATTATCTTCTGTTCCATATTGATTTGTTTGTCTATCAGCTACAAATGCTGGTAAGTTACTCCAATTTTTAAGTGGGTCTCCAAATGCTGAAGGGAATTTACGTGGTAAGAAATCATGTATAGGAGCATAAGTCATTTGTATAGTCATTACATGTGGTAATTCATATAATGAACTTCCTACTTCAGGTTCATCTAATGCTATTTCCCAAGGTGAATCATTACCTATAGTATATGTTAAATTTTTAATTATACCTGGTTGTCTAAACATGTAGTCTCCTAATGTTAATCTCATATATGGAGCTCTCATTACATTATTGCTGTAATCAGGCATTGTGTTTGAATAAAGATAATTTAGCTTTTGCCACATTGGTTTTAATTCTTCTTCAGACATTGCTGCTACCTGAAGTGTAAAAGATAAACTACGTTCAAATCCTTTATAAATGTAAAATGGTTCTCCTCTACCTACATAATTAACTGTATTCCATGTTGGGTTTGGTGTGTCTGTTATATCTTTAAGATATGCTCTAAATACCATCCAAGCACTTGGACCTGTTGGGTTATCATTATTTACAGCTTCAATTCTAAATTTAATTATATCTCTAGTACCATATTTTTTTCCGTTTATTAATATTGCAGTATTAGGAGCAATATCAGATAAAAATACAGGTGTTAAATTTACACTGTCTTTAGCACCATATCCTTCAGCTTGAGCTAAACCTAGTCTGGTGTCTATATTGTTTGTACTTAAATTTAATGATCCATTTCTTGATCTTCCTGTAGGGGTAAATTTAATAGGAGTTGTAACTGTAAAAGTTTCTATTGAATTTCCTACAGGAAAAGGTATTTTTACCTCTGTAGGTAAAGTTACGTTACCAATTTGATTTTTTTCTTGTTGATCATCAATAGCTTTTTTTAAAGCATTATATGTTTTACCATCAGCAGAATACTTAATAACATTTTGATCAATTTGGCTGTTTGGAGTTAAATTGTTATTTCTACCTTCTTCAGGTATAAGAAAATGATTTTCTTCTTCTATTAAACCTGGGAAATTGTCGAAATATTGGAGTGATACTCCTTGAGCATTATAATAGTTTAAATTTAAGGAAGGACGTATATATAACTGTCCTAAACTAGAATAATCTGTATTATTAGCATTATTCCCTTCTTGATCTATAAATAATGGAGTATCTAATGGTATATAAGGTCTAGTATTGTTAGTTAAAGTATTATAATAACGTGGAATAGTAGTAATTCCTATACCATCAACAGAACCAGGACCACTAATATAACGAGCTATATCGGCATTTTCATTAGGTTCTAATTTAGCTTTTAATCTAACTAATCTATTATTTTTTCCTCCATCATCTTCATTTAGAGGATCGTTGTTTCTAGCAACAGCTTCATATTTAGCACTATCTGATTCGATAGGTAATAAACCATGTCTAACAATATGACCTCCAAAAGCATTAACAGGTACTTGGAGTAATGTATTAATACCCCCATTGTAAATACGGGTAGCACCTATATTAGCATTAAAATTATCACCACCTCCAAAAAGTGTACTAAAGTTTCCTTGTAATACATTGTTTAAAACAGCCCCAGCACCTCTAGGTGCTTCCAACTGTGGGTTAGATAACTGTAGTCCAACTTGTTTAATAATAAACATTGGACCTCTAGGTGGATCTTTAAGAAATTTACCTATACGAGCAAGATCAGTAACAGAAGCTCTTGTTGCACCAACAAATCCACCACGTATTAAACCACTATCGGAGTTCCATATGTTTGTAGATTCAACTTGTTGTTGAAGAGCTGGAGGAATAGCAGTGGTGATATATGGTTCACCACTATTTCCTCCTCCTATTGTATCATTTCCGTATCTTAAACCTCTTAAATTAGTTAATGTTGCTTGTTGGAATATAGCCATTAATTAATTTATTATGTTGGTGGGTTGTCTAGATATTTTGATCCAGGTGCATTTCTGAATTCAGCTGTATTTGCTGGGTCTCCTTCTTCTAGAATTGATGGTGGTGGAATGTATGGTACGAATCCGGCACCAATTGCTCTAATTGCAGGATTTCCATTAATTGAATATTCATCATGACGAGATCCTGGAGGGTTTGGTCTAACGTTAGGTTGAGCAACTGGTGGTACTTGACCTCCGTCCCATCCTAGGTTACTTGTTCCGTTTTGTAATAAGTTTAATAATCCCATAATTATGTTGTTTTAATTGTTTATTATAAATATTTAATTAGGCCAAGGTATAGGTACCCATAATCTGAGCTGTTCCGAAATTTTGGCTATCTACGTTAAATTTAATGTCAGATTTTTTAGTATATAATTGTCCTACACCATCTTTAACACCTTTCATAGTATCATTAAGTGAAGCAATAGCATTAACTACTGATGAATTATCTTGAACAACTGCGGCTGATTGTGGTCTGTTAATCATATCACTTATACCAGGTGCCACTGCTATTTCATCATTTGGGCTTGGTTCAAATAATCCTCCTTCTGCAGTTGATATTAATGTTTTACCGTTTGCATAAGACATATCACCAATTTGTGTTGCTTGTTGTTGAGCGCTGCTGTAAGCCGCCATACCCGCAGCAAGAGCTGCTACTACTAATGCTGTACCAACTCCAAAAGAAATAGCAGCATTTGCTGTTAAAGCACCAGTTGCTAATAATCCTGCTTGAACTGCTGCTCCAGCTAATCCTATTATTAATTTAGTCATAGATAAACCTGCTATAGTTCCTAAAATAACAGATAAGGCAGCAGAATTATCTAATAACCCAGCCATCATTTCAGCTAATTGTCCTAAAGGACCACCTGCTATGTTAGCAAATAAATCTTGCATTTTTTCCATAGCAGCATTAAATTTATCTTGAGCACTAACTGCTTCTAAACGTTTTGCAGCTTCTTCACCTGCTAGAGCAACTACTTGTTCTCTAGACATGTTCATATATTGTTCTTTTAATAACTGATCTGATAATTCATCTGTTGATAATCCTAATGCTGCTGCCATTTTTTCTTGAGCAATAACATTCATGTTAAAAAACTTATTAAAATCAACACCTTGATTATTAAGTTCTTTCATTACCGTTGTTAAATCACCCATTAATGAAGCAGATCTTGCTCTTTCTAGATTAAATTGTTGTCCCGTTATTAATTCTGCTTGTAATTCATTTTCAATAGATGATTCAAAATCAAGTAATGCAGATGCTTGTTTTTTAGTTGTTTCTAGATTAGTTCCTAAAAGTTTTGCTTGAGCAACAGCTTGTGTTAGAGCAGGAACACTACCTTTAAACATAGCTAATGTTTGACCAGATATTTTACCTACTTCTTCAAGTACTTCTCTTTGATCTAATTGTATTCCGTATTGTGAAGATAAAGCTTGTGATACTCCTAAAGCTGTGGTTTTAGTTTCTTCTAGAGTCATACCATTAGCTTTAGATAATTTAGCTAAACCACCAGCTGCTTCTTCACTTAATCCTATCTGTTTAGTTAATTTTGTAAACTCAACAACAGCATCATCACTAAAACGAGCATTAAATCCTAATTGTTTACCTAAAGCAGCATTAGATGCTACTAAAGCATTAGTAGTAATAAGAACATTTCCAGATGCTACTGCTAATTCATTAAATTCATTTCTTACTTGGTATGCTTCATCAGATGATAACATCAAACCTTTTTGAAGTTGGGTAACTTGATTAGAAACATCAAATGCTACTTTTTTTAAGAAATTAAATATTGCTACAAAAGGGCCTAATAAACTTTGAATATCTTTAAATTTTTCTCCTAATCCTTCAACTGTATTAGAATATGCTTTTGCACCTGCTACTAAAGTTTCACCATCTTTAATTAATTGTTGATACCCGGCAATTATAGCGTCATTAGCTTCTATAATTTTTTCAGTAGCTGTAAGTAGTTCTTGGGTTTTATTTAAATTTCTTTGATTTTCTCTGGATATACTTTCATATGCTTGGATTTCCTGTTGAAGCTCTTTAACTAGATTTTTATTATTATCTATTTGAGTTTGTAATAGCTGGCGTTGGATTACATTAGCATTAACTTTTTGGGCTTCTTTTTCAGCTATTTCTCGTTGTAATACATCTATACTATAATCAGCTTGTCTAATTTCTGATTTTATTTGAGATTCGTCTGCTAGTAGAGTATTTATTTGTTTTTGATAATCTAGTTGTTTTTGATTTACTTCTGCTAAATATTTACCTAACTGACTAGAACTATTAGCAGCATTCTCTATATATTTTTGATATTTGTTTTGAAGTTGATTTAATTGGTTTTGAGCTTCTTTTTCTTTTAATTTACCCGCATAAAGTTTATCAGTAAGTCCTATAGTTTTTCTAACATCACTTTCTAGTTCACTAGTTAAACGACGAGTCATTCTAGCTTCTTGTGTTAAGCTAGCCATTCTTCCTGCTAATCGTAAAACGTTTTCAGAAAGTTGACGAGAATAGTTAAGGGTTTCTCTTAACGAATCGTTATAATCATCTAGTTTATCTTTATCAAATTGATCTGCCATAAAAATATATTATATGAATAAATATGAAAAGCCCTACTTTCGTGGGGCTTTTGCTGTGTATGTTGGGTTGATTGGTGGTTTAACAGTTGTTGCTGTTTTAGATTGCATCATTTTTTGTTGCTTTTCAGCGTCTGTTTTTTGTTTATCGTAATGTTCACGAATTTTATGATAAATAAATTCACGATACATTATTGGTAAATTATATACTGTATCCCAATCGTAACCACCTTGTCCATAAAAGCATATTTCATGGATTTTAGTGAATAAATATTCTCTATATTTGGAAGTCAGGCCAAAAAAAGCTAACCCCGATAGGGATAACTACGCCCTCCTGTACGTATCCATCCTTATCAATAGTGATTGTAGTGTCTATATCTGGAGATATCTCGTAGTAATATTTTTTAAATGCTCTTGAATCGGGTGCTAAAAAGTAATTGTCTACAAAATCATGGATTGATACTTTGTCTGTTTTTCCATTAATAGATGTTATCATATGTTTTAAACGTGTTGTGTTTTCATATGAAGCATTAGCATCTATTTTTTGTAATCCTTTAATTTCAGCTTCTATAGATTTTTCATCTTTACCTGTTAATAACTTAAAAGTTATTTTATTTCCTGATTTAGGAAAGGTAAAATCAAATTCATTTTTACCTTGAACAAATAACGCTTCATCTAATGGTTTTTCATCTAATTGAGTTAAATCAACAGTATATTCATCGTCTTTACCTGTTACTTGATTTTTAAATGAAAATGTGTAATCATGTCCATATCCTAAAATACGAGCAGCGAATAAAATAGCATTTTTATCTCCTGTAATTAAATCATCTAAATCAATAGGTGATACTACTAGAGATTTTAGTAATTTATCAATTGCTGTTCCTTGTTTAATAAAGTTAATATTAGTTAAAATATCTTCATCTTTAGCGCTCATATAGCGCATTTCAATTTCACCTTTAGCTAATAGTGATGTTTCAGGATAAACAAGACCTTTAGATGGTAAAGTAATAATTTCGGTTGGAAATTTGAAATCTGTCATAAACTTAAATTTTATTTTTATATATATAAATATAACGAAAGAATGTTTCTTATAAAAAAACCCAACATTTCTGTTGGGTTCTTTATATTTAATATAATTCTTGTATTAGTAATTCAATATACAATAATCCATTCCAATTGTTAGAGTAAGGTTTACGGCTTCGGTATATGTTGACCAATCGTAATCATCAAAGTTTCCTGTTTTAATGAAAGCTCCTTTGATTACCCACTCTGATACTACGTCACCAACTGGACCTAATACGTTGAATGTTATATCTTTTTTATAGAAATCCGAGTAACCTGCTCTACCTGTAATAGATTCATATGCTAAACGAGCCCATTCCATTACTACCTGAGCACCTGATGGAGCGATTGGGTCAAATAATGTAAATGTCATGTCTCCCCATAATCTTTTCCCACTACGGATTTTTCTATAAGTGTTAATGTGATCTAGAATAATTTCTCCATCATCAAAATTTACGGCAGTTACTCCTTTGATTATATATGATGGAATACCGTTTACATACATTATAAACCTGTTTGGAACTTTAGGTTCATACTGGGTAAACATCATTTCGTTTGCGTTTAATATAGGCATGTTCTCTGTGTATTTATTGTTTGTTTATTATAAATATTAATTAAGATGGGAATTCAACGCCAGTTGGTAAAATTGTGAAATCTAATATTACGAATTCAGCAGTTTTAGTTGGTTGGATATAAATTTGACCAATTAATTGATTTCTATCTACTACACTTGGAGTGTTGTTTGACTCATCCATTACTACCTTATAAGCATATAAACCTTGTCTTTGTACCACACTGTCTAAATATGGATTGATTTGGTTTAAGAATGCATTTCTTGTAGTAGCAGTATTTTGTTCAAATACTAATCCACGAGCTACACCACCAATATATCCTTTTAATGCAATTAACAATCTTCTAACATTTACTCTATCTAAAGCTGTTGCTTTTTGTTGTAATGTTTTCTGACCAAATACTACAACACCATTTCCAGGGAATGTAGCTAATGGGTTTACATTATCTAAATATAAGTTGTTTCTGTCGTTTAATGATAATCTTCTTTCAACTCTTGTTACATTTGGAATACCACCTCTAGTAATACCTGCTGGTGCAAACCAAGGCGCTGCTACTTCATCATTGAAGGCAAATACACCTCCCATTAATACTGAAGAAGGAACCCATACTAATCTACCCATTGCTGAACTAAATACTTGACACCATGGCCAATATGTTGCTGCGTAGCTTGAGTTTGAAGCATTTGCTGCTGTTTTAGCACTTGTTATTGAACCACCATAAGGTACTGGGTCAACTACTGCTAAAGCATCTGCTCTTCCTTCACACAATGCGATTGGATCAGCTCCGTTTGAACCTATTGCTGGTGCTGAACCTGCACTTAGGAATAAACCTGGGGTCATTAGTAAGTTAAACTGATATTCGTCTGTGTTGTTTAATAAATTTAAAGCTGTTGCATAATCTGCTGCTGTAAATCCTTGAGCATTTGTAGCTGCTGTTGTTATGTTTTCAAACATAAACTTACCTAAGTTAGTATCAGCTATACCACCATTAAATGCTCCAGCTAATGAACCACTTCCTAAGTTTGGTAAACTTCCACTGTAAGATGCAGATATATAATTACCATTATTATCAAATGTGTTATATTGTGCTTGAGGAACATCTGCTACTCTAACATATCTTGAAGCATTTGGAAAATCACCTAAAGTATCAATATATCCTTGACCATCTGCTACTGAGTAAGTATAAACTGGTTTAGTATTACCAATTACTCGGGCAATGTAGTTAGGTTGATTAACATCCATTGATAAGTTATTCCATGTTTCTAAAACATTAGGTTGAGCAGCATTATCATTACCACTTCTAACTAATAAAGTAAATGTACCTCTTGCGTAATCTACCTGATTAACTTCCCAACGAACATTAGTAGCACTTCCTGTTACTAAAGCCCCTGAAGATAATACACTTCCTGAGTTATTCATTTGATTACCCCAAGCTAATGTTTCTAAATAGAAACTTGCTGATATTGGTAGTGTTGCATTGGTTGATCCACTAAGTGGCACACTTGCTGATGCAAAGCTATTTAACGCTGATGAGCCTGTTCCAGCGTGAGTAATTCTAGTTACTAATAACGTGTTTCCACCGTTATCAAAATAATTTTTAGCTGCTAATGATGTAAAATACTCGTAATTACCATTAGCACCGCTTTCAAAAGTAGTTCCAAATTTTGCAATATAGTCACTATACGTAGTAACTAATGTTGGGATGTATGGAACACCATTAACTGTAGGACCTATAAGCGCAGCTCCCGCTACGATTGGGCCTTGAGTTACTGCACTCTGGTCATTTTCATTGGTGTAAACACCAGGAGAAATAATTGCTTCTGCCATTTTATGTTATTGTTTTTAATTTCTAATAGAGTTTGTTCTAATAATAAATATTCTAAAAACCTTACAAAACAACATTTATTTTATTCAAGAGCACCTGTTTCTAAATTAACTTGCTTATCACCGTACTTATCGCCTAATTTTCCTACTATTTCTAATCTTTTTTCATTTACTTCGTAAACTAGATTAGATAAACGGGTTTTTTCTTTATTTAAATTTTCTAAATCTAAAGATAATAAACCTAAATTAAATACCGCTGTTTGGTATTCTTGATAAATGTTTTTGAATTCTTGTAATTCTTCTGATGTCAGATGTGTTGGATTTTCTGTTTGTTTTATCATAATTATAACTTGTTATTTATTCTTCCCATTTATTTGCGGGACATGGATTTTGGTTTGGGTTTTTAAGTGAAAATATTTTTTTATTTAATGGGCATAAACATATACCACAATAATAAAATTCAATTATATTTTCATTTTCTTCTCTAAATTCACAAGTATTACATACTGTTAATCTGTCTTCTGCTAATTGTTTTTCTTCAGATGTTGGGTTAGCCGCTGTTATCCAAGCATTTGCTATTTCTTTAAATTTTCTTAACATAACGTAATGTTTTTTGTATTATACGAAAAATATTTTAGTTCTACAACTCTCCTGCGCGAGAATTGGCAAGATTTGATACTACTTCTGCTCCTATTGATATAATTGATTTGGAAAAGAATTGTTTTTTACCATTTGTAGCCATATCCCTATTAATAGTATCAGGAATAATATAACCATAAAGTGTTAAGGTCATACTTGTTTTAGCTATACGTTGATCACTAATACCATATTCATTAGTAGAATCAAATCTATCAATATATGTTCTAAATTGAAAACGATTCTTATCACCCCAATACGAATCTGATGCGAATTCTATAGATTCAACTATTTTATTGTTTTCCTGTATAAAGTTAGTTATAATAGCGCATTCATATGTTATATTAACATAATCCGGTACAGGAGTTAAATAGAATTTTTCTGATGGTTGTATATTATTTAAAATATCAAATGGAGTATACTGGTTTTGAGAATTGTATCTAGCTCTAGCAACAGCAAAGTTATTTACATTATTACCATCTAATTTATTTGCTAATGTTCTGTTTTTTTCAAATCCAGTTCTTCTAACAATAATATATGGGTGCATTGCTTTCCCATTTTTATCTCTAAAATAACCATCTTTTTGAACAGATACCCATCTTTCAGCAGAAGCATAAGCTACTGGTACTGGTATTTGGTTACCATTTTGAACTATGGTAGGTTGGATAATATTATTAAAATAAAAAAATACAGCATCATCAATATCTTGTAACCCAATTGAAAATGGTTTAATATTATTTTCAACATCAGTAGATATTTGACTTGCTCTATTGATTTGATCTTCAGGTAATATAGGTTTCGTACCTGGTATGTACGGTTCTATATATTCATTTAGAGCACGAGCTGGTGTATTTGGTAATATTGGTAGTTGTTTTGCCATTATCTAGTTTGAGTTAATCCTAGTGATTCTGGTGATACATAATGAGCATTGCAAATTATTGAAAAACTTGCTCCAAAGTCATCTAGGTAAGCGCCTCCATAGTTATATTGAGGTACTTTACCTACTATGTCTTGGTTTTCATTTACTAAATTAATTTCATAGTAATCGTTATTCCATAACACAACATCACCAATTTGAGGTACTACATTTTGATCAACTAAATCTCTTCTTAAAAATCTAAATGAAAAATTTCTAGTAAAGTCAGGTCCTATTTCGTTATCATAATCACCTTCATAATCACCTCTATCAATTAAACATTGAATTAAAACAGGTGGATAATACATCTTAGTACCATCAGCTGCTTCACCATAAACATTCACAGAAGTTTCATCTAGTGATATTTGGTAATACCCTACGTTTTGTTCAATTATGTTATGAATTAACTCTCTGTTAATAACATGAAAGAATGAAATATCTCTAGATGAACCGTATAAAGCCATAATTATTTATTTAGTTTAAATTAAGGACATAATGCTGCTGGGTTTATCGGATACCCATTAGTATCTATATCTTGACTTCTAGAAACAACATCTGTAAGTTTTTTGAAACGCCAGTATGCATTTCCTCCATTGAATGGGATAGTTCCTCCAGCATCTACAAATATTCTGTTAAAATTACCTTCTATCCAAACTGTATTAACTAAACTAAGAGAACAAGCATTAGAAGGATCAGATGTTATTGATGAAAGTCCTTCAAATATATTAGAAGATGATGGAGAAGGTGTAATACTAGGTGTTGTGCTAGGTGTAACACTAATTGATATACTTGGTGTAACAGATGGTGTAGCACTAATTGATATACTTGGTGTTATGCTAGGTGTAATACTAGGTGTTGTGCTAGGTGTAACACTAATTGATATACTTGGTGTTATGCTAGGTGTAATACTAATACTAGGAGTAATTGATGGTGATGGTTCAGGAGAACAATATCCTTGTGCATAGAAATTATTTACATTGTCCCAAGCATCTACACTACGAGCACAAAGACCAAAATCAAAACTTTCACTATTTACAGTAGTAGTATTCCAAGGTATTCCATTACAATCTGTATAATACACTGTTACAGGTCCTGTTAATACCCAACCACGACAAGTTGTATCAGGATTAGAACATAAATCTCCAGTTAATGAGTATGATCCTGTATCGCTTGAAGCTATTATAGATGTAGCACAGAATGATCCTGATATACCGAATGGTACGCTTATATTTTGTAAATTGTAGTTACAATCTACATATTTTATTGTTAATGTTGATCCTGATGTAGCATTAACAAATGAATATTCAAAACAACATTCACCTAAATTAACACTAAATGTAGCTGTTAAAGATGTATTATCTATAAGTTGCCATCCTGTTAAAGGAATATCAGTATCGGTATAATTTATAGGTGTTCCATCATAGGGCCAATATAAAATTGTCCAAAACACACCAGTCCATACTATTTTCATTCCATATTGAGTTGATTCCCAATAAGGACGTCCATTTTCATATCCTACAAATACAAAGCTTACGTTTAACATTTATATATTTTAATTACAAGGGTTAGTGTTACTGATTGTTCCTACCTGCCAATAAATATTGTCATTACAATCTATTGTTTTATCATAGCTACCACCAGGTGTTGTTCTAAATTGTCTTGAACCAGTATTGAAATAGTTTTTAGTGGTTGCATCCCAAGCTGATATGTTTAATTGAGCAGCTACTTCATCTATTCTACAAGCAAATCCATAATATTCACTTGCAGCAAATATTAATCCTATTATTTTAAATATTCCATTAAAATTAGCTACTAAAGCTGATCCTGAATCTCCTCCTACTACAGGAAACGGGCATTGTGCGCTAGTTCTAGTAAATCCTATAATTTTACTAAAAGTTACAGGAGTCATAGTTCCATCTAAATTATAACCAGATGCTGGTGGGCCTGATGATCCTACAGGTACTGTCATATTCAAAGCAAAAGTTGTTAAACCACATAATGATCCTGTTTTGGCTCCTGATGTTCTTCCACTGCTGTATAATTCGGGATCACTGTATAGTAATAAGTCAATCTCAGAAGTTGTAGCAAAAGGCATTGCTGCTGCATATGTAAAACCATACTGTTTAACCGATTCAGAATTTGTTACAGTTGATGAATCTATTGTAATCAAAGCACCATCTACCTGATTATAAGCATTAGCCTGTATTGGAACATATCTTACTACTTCTCCTATAACATATGCCGGATTTGTATTTGGTGGGTTAGTTTCCCAAGGTGAAGGCTGCCATACTATATCCTGATATTCATTTACAGGTGATGAGTTTCTTAATGCTGTATAGAATGGATTTCCTACTACAACGTGGTTATTAGTTACTCCTACTAAGGCATTCTTTGTATTATCTACTGCTATGAATCCTAATGTACCCATGTAACCTGATTGGTTCTGTGATATTGTAGAAATACCTCCTTTTAAAGGTCTAATGTATCCTCTGTTTCCAGGTGGTATATTTAGTCCATATTGTACTCCATCATATATGAAGGGTGCTCTCCAATCATAGCAAGTATTTAAAGTAGTAGAATCACATGACATTAATTCTATTTTTCCGATTTCAACAACATCAGTTTTGTAAGTAACACCATCAATTTCAATTTCTTTAGGTAATAATTCGTCTTCAGGTATTTCTTCAATAGGACGTTTTTTATCTACAGTAAAAATAACAGCATGGTCTTCTGTGTATTCTCTATTTGTAAGCTTAAAACCGAAGCCTACCCCAACATAATCTGGGGTAGATTCGTATAATTCTTCTATTTTTTTATTTGTTATCATAGAATATCTAAATATTTGTAAATTGTATTAACTCCTACATTTGGTGACACTGGTGGTGTTAAACTAGGTGTTGGTGTTGGTGATTGTGATGGTGCTGGTGGTGGTGGATTTAATGCTACTGTGTTACAATTGATTGATGAATTAAATGTAGATCCATTACCTGGGAGTATTATGTTAGACCAAACAGGTGTAAGATTATATGGGCTGTTTAAATCAATTTGGTATATTTTTACTACAGCAACACCTAAATTAATTGAGTTAACAGCTAAATATAAATTTCCATTTATTTCAAATAAATGACGTGGTGTATCAATTTGTAAAATTACAGATGCTAAACTAATATCTACTTCTAAAGCACCATCAGGATAAGAGTATTGAGATAAATACGCTACTTCTAATCCAGTATCTAAAGTACGTCGTCTTCCAATAGTTAATAATTTATTATTTGTTGTTAATAATATTGAATCTAAACCATCTGGGGCATATATATCAAATAATGTTGTTAAATCACCAGCTGTAACATTTGAGTTAGTTATATCCATTTGGGTTAATGAAAATATATAAGATCCTGCTGGTGTTGGTGTTGGGTTTAGGGTTGCAATTGTAGTAAGTAATGTTGTATCATTAATAGCTTGTAAAAAGAAGAAATAATTACCAAAGATAGATGTTATACCAGATACATTAATTGTTCTATTTAATGCTAATACATTAGGTGTGTTTGTAGGTATCCATTCTTTAATAGTATCAGTTTGATTACCTTTCCAATATCTAGTTGATGTATGAGTTTCAGCAAAAGCATTAGATGAAAAATCATTAGGAAGTGTCACTGGTGTTGAAGTATTATTAATAACATTATATAAATAAGTACCTGTTGTGCTACTGTAATAAACACATCCTAAAGCATTAGCTGGTTGTGGTGTTATGCTTCCTGAGCATATGCTAAATACTGTACCTTGGTTACCTCCAGGGGATGTTAAAGTTAATGTTGTGTAATTTAATGGAGCCGATATTGTTATTATTCCTCCACCTGCTTGTTGAATTTCACCTAAATTAATATTCCCTGATGAAGAACCGGTTACTGTATTTCCATTTATTGTTTGATAACATCCTTTACATAATGATATATTAGGAACTCCTACATTTGTATTCCAAGTAAATAATTCACCTGGGTTAGGATTACTATTAGTTCCACCATATGATATTTTAATATTATTTACTGGTTGGCTAAAATTTAAAGAATATGTATAATCTCCAGGAAGGTATCCTAGAAAAGCAGAATATGATGGATATGTTGTAACATTAGTTCCTTCACAAACTGGCATTCCTAAGTTACTTAATGGAAAAAAATTATCATAAGCTACTGGTCCTGTGTATGTAGGAATTATATTAATTCCATTATAATTCATAGGAGTTGATAGTTTTAAAGGTAATGTTAAACATTCAGGACAACTTGATATAGGTAAATTTACATTAATACAACTTGCTAATTGCGAAGCCGCTACTAATTGTGTTTGCGGTGATTGAACTAATGTTAATGCAAATGTTGTAGGATTAAACTTATACACATTATACCCCATTAAATATATTTCATTATTTACTTGAGCTAAACCACAATCTGTTGTTATAGTAGGTGATATTTGTTTTCTAAATTCTAATACTCCTGTATTGTAATTATATTGATTTAAAAAATGATAATTTTGGTATTTAGTAAGTACTATAAGTTTATTACCTGAAGTTAGTAATAAATCTCCTGCTGGGTCTTCTTGTGGGGGTAACTTAACTTTAAGAGTCCAAGTAGCTACATTTGATGTAATATCATATTCTACTACCATTACACCATTAACATATTTATCTACAGGATTATCTACTACATCTTGTTCCGAGGCTATAGAACGTAATTGGAGACCACCTATTCTATTTACAGTCCCTATTAATTTTGTATTACTAATAGCAAATAAACCAGTTCCTGGATAGAACTCTGTTCCTCCTGGAAAAGTAGATTCTGGTATTTGAGGTAAAGCAATATATCGGTTAATAGTAGCAGTAAATGGATTATCTGTTATGTCATATTCTATTATACTATTATTGTTTAAATTTCCACCATTAACATTCCAAGAATAAGACCATAATTTATTAGAAGTATGTGTTAATGGTGATATATCAATACCTAACGAAGTTGCAACACTATCATATGGTGCAGCAGGTACATTTAATAATGTAGATGCATTAGTTGAAAAATTATATGAATAGTATTGATTTCCTTGTGTTTTATATAATATGGTATTACATGTAGTTGGATTTGGAACATCTTTAATTAAACGTACAGAATACCCACTGGTTTTATTAAATCCTTTAAGATCAAGTGTTGCGTTAAAGTAATATAAATCCATGTACACTGCTAATCCTGCTACTGAGCTAGAAGTAGAAGTCCAATGAGGACCGGCAATGCCTCTTCCTCCAAATTGTCCGTTTTCTCTTCCACCCCCTGGTAATCCTGTCCATCCTGTTTCATTTGTTGCTCCAGCATTCGGACTGTTCCAAAGTGTAGTTCCTGTTTGTTTTACTTTACCTCCTGCTACAGTTGTGCCTCCTAAATAATTACGTAATGTTTGAACTTCAGCCTCTGTTGGTATATGATATCCAACAGGAGCTAATCCACGAGGATCGTTTACAGCATACCAGTTATAAAGTTTATTGTACGTACAACCATTAACTGGGTTGTTATCATAATAACACCACGCCCCTGTAGTTAAACTATTCCAAGTTGATAGATCTGTAACTTGTGGTATAGGATCACCATTTCTGTAAGTAGTTACATCTAAATTACATGCTGTCCATGTTTGTTCTCCAATAACAACATCAGGTAAAGCACATGGTGTACATGGTAGTGAAGGAGATGGAGTTGGAGTAATAGAAATACTAGGTGTTCTACTTGGAGATATACTAGGTGTTCTGCTTGGTGTTTTACTAGGTGTTACACTTCGTGTAGGAGGTGGATTAGTACTACTAGGAGTTACAGATGGTGTAATAGATGGTGTAGCAGTTGGTGTTGCACTTGGCGTTCTACTAACTGATATACTAGGTGTTACAGATGGTGCTGCTCCAAATTCAATAGTCATACATAAACCAGCTACTGTTGGTATAGAACCTGTAGTTGATAATGATGGAGTTGGAGTAGGACTAGTTCCGTTTGACGGAGTAATACTAGGAGTAACACTTATACTAGGTGTCTTACTAACACTTGGTAGTGGTGTAAGAGACGGAGTTTTAGACACACTAATCGTTGGAGTAGGTGTCATACTAGGCGGTACTGTTTTACTAGGTGATACCGTAGGTGTAATTGATATACTAGGTGTTCTACTAGGTGTAATAGAAATACTTGGTGTTACACTTGGAGTATTACTTGGCGTTACACTAAAACTAGGAGTAATACTTAATGATGGTGTTGGTGTTGGTGTAAATGGAATACAACGTCTACCAACACAATTCCCTATAACAGTAATAGTTACAGGCCCTGAAACTACTCCCGGATTACTACCACATACTGTTAAAGATTCATTAGGTTGTAAAGCAACAAGTTCTGATGCTGTGTTATTACATCGTGTGTAAGAAACATATGTTAATGATGATGTTGTATTGGTAAAATTAATACAATTACATGTATATAATGGAGTTGTAGATGGTGTAGGAGATATAGATATTGATGGAGTAACGGTTGGTGATGGTGTAGGAGCTACACAACTTCCACCTTCAGTAGCATAACTGCTAAGTGTTATAGTACCTAAATTTTCACTCCAATAAAGAGCTATAATAGATTCAGAAGGATCAGCACAAAAAGCATTAGGATATGTTCCTGCTGAGGAATATCCTATAGATGTGGGTTCTCCATTACAATCTATGTAACTAATGAATACTTTTCCATCTAAATCTGGATCACTGTTTCCTGTTGCATTGCGTAAGTCTGATTGACTAATAGTTACGTTAAAATAGTTACAAGCCATTAGTAATTTCTGATTTTTAATATTGTTTTTGTTCTAACTTCAAATTTTACCAGTCCTGGTATTTTAAGAGCTTCTGTTTTGATACCTTTTGCAGTTTCAACTGAATTTCCTTCAGAAATATATTTCATTTCTAATAAAGAATAGTTGTAAAGATCATTTGAAGCTGCATTTAATTGTTCGTTGTCAATTACTTTTACAACAATTACATCTCTAATACCTCTAATTTGATTATAAATTTCAGTAAAATTAAAATCATTCTTCATCTTGATAATTATCTGAACAAAGAATGTTTCAAATGTTGCTTCGCTTAGTAGTTTTTCTAAAGGTATCATGTTAAAATATATATAGTCCCATAGGAACGTCGTTTAAAACTTTTAATAAATTCTCAGAGTTAGCTGCTAGTTTTTCTAATTGCTTTTGTCTTCCAACCTCATTTAATGTCTCTCTTAATTGAGCTAACAATGCTTCTTTTTGACTTCTAGCATCAGTTAATAAATCATTTTGATTTAATGTTACTTCTGAACCAGGAATTGGTACGGTGCTATATTTTCCACGGACGTATCCTAAAACCTCTCTACAAAGTGCTAACGTGTATTGATATATCCACATTTTTCCTACAGAATTTATATAATTGTAGTTAGGATTTACATAAGGTACATTAGATGTATTAGTAATTAAATTATTTTGTGGAGTACCTTCTGAATTTCTCCCACCTATAGCACTATCTCTTTCAGATCCTTTAATGTATTGTATCCAAAGTGGATATTTTGCTAATGGAACTGGGAATATTTTTAATTGGTTGTTATGGATTTCAAATGAGAATTGTGCTCTTCTAATTTGGTCATTTAATTTAATGGCTTGGATACGTTGTAAGTCAAAAAACAACGGCATTAATAAGAATGTAATAGCAGGAGAATATGCTCCAAAACCAAAACTATTTAGCAATCCTTCGTAGCTATAACCGATACCTACGTACGGATCAAAGTATCTTAACGCAGCTGGCGGCGCTTCAAAGAATACGCGTTTAACTTCAATATAATCGCCAGGAGCTAGCGATGCTGATTCGCGTGCCCATTTATTTAAGTCATATTCTTGGACTCCAGCTTGTAAAGGAACAGAACCACTGTACCAAGTTACATTTCCTCCTACACCTGCTTCTTCAGCATAATTTTCTGCTATGCGAATAGCGCCTCCTAATGATGGAGTTAGTAGTAATTGATTATAAGGAACTGAGCCTGTTTGATTTCCTTCAAGAGAAAGCATGTTTTCTCTGATTTGGAATTGGTAAACTTCATTACCATATACAGTAACTGCTTCTTCAAAAGCAGTATATATTTGAATTGGTTGTAATTCAACTACTTCTATAGGCCATCCTAAACGTTGGGTAACAAAAGTTACAACTTTATCAGCATCTATTTGAAAATCATATTGATAATCATAGAAACCAAAAGCTGTATCTCCTGGGAAGAATTGAGATGAACCATCATATACTGGAATGTCTGCCATTTTTTTACA